CATCGAGGTGGACGACAAGATCATCCGCATACATGGCTCAAAAGCCAGTCTGGAACAGGCCGTCATTGTCGGAGAACAACTCGGCAAGGGTGTTCGCAGTATTATACGCAAATGGCGCTCCCTAGGGATGCGTGCAGAGCAAATGATTTCAGGCATTTAACGCCAAGTTTGGGGAGTTCGCCCCCCATTGAAAAGCAAGGCGTTTTTGGAACGTCGCCCAAACCTGCACCGGCGGTCAAAAACGAAACCGCCGCCCGGCTTGGGGAAGCGGGCGGCGGCGAAAACGAGGTGAAAGCTGGCAACTTTCAAGCGCAAGGATACGTCGGCGCCGGCTTTTCCGCAATCGCTAAATTGCCGAGCCGCGCCACGCTTGCCCGGAAATGGCCGAAGCTGCACATCAACCGCCTTACCTGGCGCTGGCGAGACGACGCCAGCGGCGCGTGGGGCGACGACTTCGAGTCTTTGCTCGTCTTCCTCGGGGAGCGCGCGCGATGAACGCCGCCTCAGAAATCACGATCGTCCGATGCGCGGCGCGGGAGAGATTTACATCGATCTCGAATAGCATCCTGCAGAACGAAAGCCTGTCATGCGAAGCGCTGGCGATCTTCGTTCATTTGCTCTCGCGGCCAGACGACTGGAAAGTGTCGATCACGTATCTGGCGAAACACCATCACATCGGCCGCGATCGCGTCTATCGGGCGCTAGGCGAGCTTCGCAATGCCGGCTTCGCGCGGCTGCATACGCCACGCGATCCTGAGACGGGCCGCGTCGGCAAGCGGCACTGGATTATTTCCGAGGAAGGCTTTGCCGACGACCGGTTTCCTGAAAATCAGGAAAGCGGCGAGGAACCCGGCAAACCGACCGGTTTCCTGAATTCCAGGAAAGCGGATGATCCACCGGTTTCCTGGAATCACCGGAAACCGGTGAATTCAGGACATATACAAAAGAACAATCTCTTACAAAAAAACGATTCCCCCCAACCCCCCAAGGGGGAGCGGGAGGGAGAAGATTTGCCGAGCGATGAAAGCGAAGCTGCGGCGCCAGTGGATGCTTCGGCAGCATGGCGGCGGTTTTCAGCGGCCTGGCCATTCGACCCCGTGGACTATCGGCGCGCCGCCGCTGAGGCGGAGTTCGCGAAGCTGACAAACGCCGAGCGCGAAGAGGCGATCCGATGCGCTCCCCTCTTCGCGAAAGCTTGGCGCTCGAGCGGGCGTAGTGGCCTGCCAGACGCGCGCAGCTGGATCAGAGCGAAGGGATGGGAAGCATTCGAACGAACGCCGATGAGCTCGCCGGCGGCTGTGCCTAGCATTGGGTCGAGCGGCAGCAGGACGATGGCCGAGCGCCTGGTTGGCAGATCATGGCGCCTGCATCCCGATTCCCCACAGCTTCATGCGTGGCACGAGAAAGAACGCCGCGAACTCGGTAGGGCTCGGCCTGGGTTGGTGCGGCCGAGCGAATGGCCGCCCGACCATAGCAGCATGCCAAAAGCGACGCTCCCTCGGCTGACAGACCAGATAGGCGTGGCGATAGGAGGGCGGAGCCCATGAGCAACATCGTCATCAAGGTCGAGTTCGATGGCGCAAAGGAGCTGTCGAACATGCTGGCGGCGGCCGGCGTGAAGGCGCCGCAGGCCATCCGTCGCGCGATCAATCATACGGGTGACAAGGCCAAAACCGCCATGGCGCGGGCGCTGGCGAAGCAGACCGGGCTGAAGGTCAGCGTAACGAAGCGAGCGCTGAAGCCGCTTCGCGCCAGCGACGGCAGCGCGACAGGCTTTGTCCCTGGAAAAGGTTCGCTCGAATACGTTCTGCGCTGCAAAGGCGGCGATGTCTCGCTGAAATACTTTCGGCCGATCGAGAGGGGCGGCGGCGTCTACGCGCGTCCGTGGGGCGTGCAGCGTTTCTATCCTGGCGCGTTCATGAAGTCGGGGCCGCGAGGCAAGCGCATCCTTAATCCAAAGTTCCATGGCCACGTCATGGAGAACATCGCCGGGGGTGCATGGCGCGGCAAGATCAAGATCGTTCGATCTGGCGTGTTCCTCGCAGCGGAGATGGTGAAGGGCGACAGCGCGGCGGCGTTTCACAAAGTCGTCGAGTCAGACCTTCTTCCGCGCGTCCGGCATGAACTTCTTCGGGTGTTGCCGAAGTGACATTGCTCGCGGGTCCTTCCTGGGCTCCCCCGGCCTGCGGGCGGAAAGCGCCCGGAAAAACGCTAGTGAGCCTGCGAAAAAATAGGGTTGACGATGGTTTACGGTTGACTTGCCGGAGGTTGACTTAGATCGCCGACATGATGGCGGCGGCGTCGTCGGATGGTGACGAGGAAGCTCGCGAGCAAGTCGCCAAATGGCGATTTGCGCGCCCAGACTTGGAAGCCGGAAATTAAGGAGCAATCGAAATGAAGCAAATCAAGCTTGAAAAGCCGATCGACGGTCCAAATGGGCAGAAAATCGAGACAATCGCACTGCGTCCACCGCGCTATGGCGATTACATCGACATAGGCCTCCCGTCGACGTTTGTCGTGCTGAAGGACGGGGGCGGCTTCGAACAGGAAACGCCGACCGTGATCCGCGACTGGATCGAGCGCCTATGGGATGGCGATCCGAATTTTTTATACGGGCTTTCGCTTCGCGACACGTTGGCGCTGCGGGACGCTGTGATCGATTTTTTCCGCGAGGCGCGGGCGCCGCTCGCGCCGGAATAGACATCCATGCAATCGCCCGCGCGCTCGTCTTTCGCGCCGGGTGCGACGTCTGGTCGGTCGAAGCAATGACGATACCGCGACTGATTTTTTGGGGCGAACAGGCTAGCGAATTTGTAAAAGCAATGGAGCGCCCATGACGTCGAATACAATCGAATCCACCGTCAGAATAAAAGCCGAGGATAAGACCGGCGCAATCTTCGCCGCCGTCGCGCAGAAGATGCGCGGGCTGGAGCAGAATGCCGCCGCCGTGTCGCGGCGCATGGACAGCGTCAGTGCGCGGATGTCGTCGGTCGGCCGGCTGAATTTGCAGCGCCTCGAAACTCACGCCGCGATCGCGTCGCGCATGTCGGCGATCGCGCCGCTCGCCGCGGCCGGCGTCGGCCAGAAAGTCGCCGCGGCGAATCATCGTCTCGCCGGCGTTCGCGCCGGCCTGTCGGATTTCGCCACGGCCGCCGCGCCCACTGGACTCATGCTCGGCGCCGGCGCCGGCACATTCGCCGGTCTCGCGGCGGGCGGCGTCGCGGCTTATAGCCTCAAACAGGCGGTCGATTTCGATAAGGCGATGGCCGAAGTCCGCAAGAAGGTCGACCTTCCGCAAGGCGAGTCATGGGCCACCGTCGAGCGGATGATCAACAGCAACGCGCGTCGATTCGGCATCGATCGCGGAGAAATGGCGGCGCTTACGGCGCAAGCCGGGCAGTCCGGCGTCGTGTTCAAGGACCTCGCCGGGTTCATGGAATTAACGGCGAAAGCCGCCGCCGCCTGGGACATGCCGGCGCGCGAAGCGTCCGAGCGACTGGCGAAAATTCAAGCGCAGACCCAATGGACAATCCCGCAGCTCAAAGAGTGGGCGGATCAAGTAAACGAACTCGGCGACAAATCCGCGGCGGCCGAGCGCGATATCGTCGAGATGTTCGGCCGCTCGGCCGCTGCGGCAAAAGCGGCCGGCACGCCTTTCGCCGCGACGCAAGCCATCCTGACCTCGCTCTCAGGCGTCGGAATGCAGCCGGAAGTGGCGTCGCGCTTCCTGAATTCGCTGACGGGCACGCTCGCCACGGCCGCCGCGCCCAAGAAAGGTTTCGATCCGTATCATGTGCTTGGACTTCGAGCGTCCGACGTGTCGGCGGGAATGAAAAGCGACGCGACAAGTACGATTCTCACCGTCCTCGAGCGGCTCGAAAAAAGCAAAAACCGCGTGGCGATCGCGCAGACGCTTTTCGGCAAGGAATGGTTTGACGAGGCGCTGCGCGCGGGCCAGGCGCTGCCCGAAGTCATCAAGAATTTGAAGCTTATACAGTCCGGCTCCTGGCAGGGCTCTCTCGACCGAAACATGGTGACGACGCTGGAGACGACGGAGAATCATCTAAAGCGCTTCGGCGCGTTGACCTCCGAGGTCGGCGATCGGCTGGCGCGCTGGGCGCTGCCGTCGATCAACGAGGGGCTTGAGCGCACGCTCAAATCCTTCGATCGGATGCAGGAGAAAGGCTTTTTGCCCGTCATGGGCGAAAAAGGATCGTCCTTGTGGTCGCATTTTCTTGAAAACAGCCGGCCGCAGCTTTCCATGCCGCTCGGTTCCGACGTTCCCGAATCGGTTGTTCGTGCGCCGCCGTCGCTATGGTCGAATTTCATGGCGAACAGCCGGCCGCAGTTTGCGCTCCCGCTCGGCTCCGACATTCCCGAATCGGCCGCCATGCCTCGCCAGCCGCTCGACCTCTCCGGCGTGCGCGCGATTCCCGCCGGCGCTGATAAATTCGGGTTCGGCGCTTTCGGCGTCGGCGACCGTTGGTCGGCTGTGGCTGCGAAGCTAAATCCGCACGCGCAGATCGAAGCCAAAGCGAAATTGGAAGGGTCTGCGCAGATTTCAAATCGTCTCGAAATCGGCCTCGCGCCCGGCTTTGCGCTTGTCCGGTCAGATTCAACCATTCGCGCAGAGGGCGCATTGCGGTCCGATGTCGGCATCACAATGAAACCGGATGAGTGAGTCCCGCGCTAATTGCCGCCTTGAATTTTCGGAAGAACAATCGCGCCAAGAATTTCGTTTATATTTTCTCGCGCCCGAACGAACGTGAGCTTCGTTTGCTCTGTGTCCGACTCGCTTCGAGCCCTATCGATTGCTTTTGCGCAGGTTTCCGCCAAGCTGTTCACGAACGCCTGCGCCTGGCCTCGCCCCGATCTTTCGTGATCAAGCGCCATGCTTGCGATTAACGCCTTAACAATCGTGTGCAGAGCTACATATTGGCCGAGCTCATTTGCCGAGCGCTCCGCTTCCTCTTGTTTCTGCCTTCGGTCGCTTTCCTCTAATGAACGAAGCATCTTGTCCGTCTCTGCCCAATTTGGAGTTTTCATGTAGAGTCATCCTTCTGACTTTTTCGGCTCGCCGGGCGTTCGGCTGCGGAAGGCGGCCAAATAGACCCCCGATCTTCGGGGGTCTCAATGCCAAAGCCGGGCCTGTTACGTTATTGCGCCGCAATTTCGTAACCGCATGTTGCGCATTCTCTCTGCCGCCGTCATGGCGCGATCGCCGAGCGGCTTACGGCCAGGCTTGCCGGACTTGGTAGGCTGCTTAAGTCGGGCGAGTTCTTTTTCGAGGCGCGCGATCTTCAGTTTGAGCTGAGTGATCTCAGTGTCCTTGGACCAGTCAGCGCTGGCGGCATGAGCAATCGCCAAGCTAGCCGGCCTCTTTGGCGGCTCTGGGGCCGTCTTCCGTTTGCGACTCGGCGGCGGCTTTTTAAACAGGGCCGCGAATTCCTCGGGTGTCGCCGGCATGCTGTTGAAGCTCTTGTGCGGGTCCGGTTTTTTGCGACGCACGACCTCGGCCTTCTGGCGGGCGTTCTCTCGTTCGGCAGGCGTCGCGCCGGGGTCGTCGGCGAGTCGTTGCAGCGCTGCCGATTTCTTATCGATTTTAGCTTGATCGCACTCGACGCGCGCCAACTCTTCCTCGAAAAGGCGGCGTCGCTCTTTGTTTCTCGCTCGCGTCGCTCGCGCCTTCTCCTGCGGTGTCATCCATCACGCTCCGTTACGAATTTATTTTGTATTTCGTAACATAAAAGACGGGGCACGACAATGGCGTCGAACTCGACGCGCTGGCGAGGCCTCCCTCTCGCGCGGCGGTCAGCGCTTCGCCTTCCTCAGCCTCACCCCCGGACCGCCGCCGTTCTCGCCAATGTCACTTCTTGCCGAGCGCCTTCTCGAGCAAGCGGCGGATGGCCTCCGGCCGCGTCGGTTGCGGCTCCGGCTGCTTGGCGATCCAGGAGTCGAGGGCGGCGAGTTGCTTTCGATGAATGCGCACGGTGAGCGCTTCACTCTCAACCGGCGGCCGGCCTCTCGATTTTTTGACATTATCAATTGACATGCGAATTAAATAATGTCGTAAATAAGCGAGCCGAGCAAGAGGCGGCAACCTCTCGCCCGGCCCTAACCACAGCCGACTTTCGAGGAGTCCGCCATGGCCGATTCTCAAGATACCAGAACTGCGCCTTGTTCCCGCCGCGCCATCGTGGCCGGCCTCGCCGCAGCGCCCATCGGCGCGCTCGCCCAGGCCGCCGCCGCGGCGCCGCTAGCGAGTCCCATCTTCGGCCTGCGCGAGCAGGCCGCCTATTCCCCGACGCCCGGCGATGACCCGATCTTCGCGGCGATCAAGCGCCACGCCGACGCATGGTATGCCTTGTGGCGCCATGAGGACGTAATCGAAAAAGCGATTTTTGATCGCCCAATGACCGAAACCGAAAGAGCGCTCGCCGACGCGGTCTCCGCCGAGGAAGACGAAGCGCTCGAAGCCCTTCTTGGTACCGCTCCGACGACTGCGGCGGGCGTTCGCGCTGCGCTGGAACATATTCAACGATTTGACGAAACCGGGCTGCCGGACAACTTGGCCGCCTTTCTTGAGGCGCTTCTGCGGTCGCCCGTTCTGACAGATTGTGGGGAGCGGTGATGAGCGCCGGAGCGCACCGCGATGTGCTGAAAAACGCGCTTCATTGGCCGCCCCGAGCGAATCAACTCGAACCGCTCGAAAGTCATTTGACAAAGTCGTCTAATCTCGCGCGCGCTCTATGGCTTGCCCTGTCCGGCGACATTAGCGACGACAAGCGCGATGTTGCGGCGCTTAGCGAACTGGCGCACGCCGTCGCCGATCATGCGAGCGCTGCCGTTTTTATCTTCGATCTGGAAGCCTTGAAAACGGCAAGGAAGGAATGATCGCGCCCGCCAACGCCGCCCGTCGCCAGCTCTTCGTTCGCATCTGGCGCGTTCGACCTAGCGCTGTGGGCGATGCGCGCCGCGGGCGCCTTCGACGCGCTCGCGGAATGGCGGGCCGCGTCTCGGAACCCGATCCGATCTTCGGAGCGATCGAACGCCAGCTTCTGTGTTGACACAGATTGAAAACTTATTATATCCTCTGTTGCGCTACAGAGGATGGAATCGCGGTGGACGGTGACGACTACCTCTCACGTTTGGAAAAGGCGAGTTGGACGACCGCGCAACTCGTGGCCGGCGCCGAGATCACTTACGACGCCTTCACAAACTACATGCGAAGCGATCTCCTTTTCGCGTCGAAGTCAGCGGGACGAGGGAAAGCGCGCGCTTTCCCTCTCATCGATATTTATCAAGTCGCGTTACTGGCGCGACTATCGAAGTTGACCGGAAAACTGGCCTGGAGCGCAGGCGCCCTCAACTACGCAATTCTTATTGATGCAGAGATTCGATGGCTCGGGCCAGACTTCTTAGACGGACGCCCTCGAAAAGATCAGTGTTCGATTCATGATGTCCACTCTGACAGGCTCGCCGAAGTTGCCACGTCGATTTACGCTGCTCCGCCACCATACCACCATCGAGACGCTCTTCGGCCGTATTTCATTTTTGCTCAGGAGAGGGATTTAACGCATGGCCGCACCATTATCGAATGTGGCCAAAAAGGCGACATTGGCGTTCTGGATTCAACCGATGCAGGTGGCGTTTACATCAACATGACTGCCACATTGCGCGCCGTGGATCGACGTCTGATCGGGGTCTCATGCAATGAGTAAATTTGCGCAGGCAATGCCCGAGCGGGCTCGCCGGAAATATTTCGCGATCAAAGCCCAATGCGCAGAGGCCAATGCGATCGCGCGCGATTTGGCTGCTCAGGCGAATGACCTGCGCGAAAAACTTCAAAGCAAAACCGCGCTTCGAAACAACTTTCTGAACGGCGCGCATGACGGCCTGTCGCACAGCGACAAAGAGTCTTACGCCGTCGATCTCGCGGCGGAAATTCAGGAGCTTGTCGAAGCGCGCAACAGGTTGGAAGAGCGCATCGCTGCGCACGCCGAGCGCCGCAATGGATTGGTCACGCTCGATCGCCGGCTAACGGAATTTGTCGCTGGCCTTTCGGCTGCGCAGGCCGCCGCGTCGCTGATCGATCTTAAACTGTCGGCCGACAAATTCGATGCGGAACTCGCGAAGACGCGCGCTGAAATAGACGATCTCCATGAGCAGATCGCGCAAGTCGAACGCGCGCCCCATCCTTCCAGCGTCGCGAAGGCGCGCGCCCGCGCAAAGATCGAAGCGCGTGCGGCGCGCCCCAATGTCCGCGTCGCCATTGAACATGGAGAAGATTTTCGCTTCCCGATCACCGTCAAAAAATCCGGCGCCGCGATCGATGTCGAAGGGCTCTTCTGCTGGTTGTTCCGCGATCAGCTCATTGCCGCCGTCGAGCGCGAGATCGACGAATTCGCCGACGACTCCAAGGCGCTCGACGACGCGACCAGAAAGAGGACGTGCGCGGAACTCGCTGCAGAACTCTTCGCCGCCGAGTTAAAGGAGGAAGCCATCATCTCGGCCGGCGAGGCGATCGGCCGGACCTTCGATCGTCGCGCCGACGCCGATGTGCGCGCGGTGCTCGAATTGGCGGCGGCGCGGCCATGAAGCACAGCCTCACCCGCATCGCGCTCCAGGCTTATAATGAGCCGTTGTTGATGCATCCGCGAAAAGCGATGGTCATCAGCTCAGTGCTTAGCGAACACATGTCGGGCGTCGCGCCGCTCGTCGACTTGGAAAACGCGAGGGCCGAGGCCGACTTCGAACGCGAAACACATTCGCAGATGCTCGATCGCTTCGACGGCGAGCCGCGCGGACCTTTGGTCAAAAATGCATATGGCGACGCCTATATCCAAACTCGCTACCGCTTTCGCAATGGCGTCGCGCTGATTACAGTCGAAGGCTCGCTCGTCAATCGCGGCGCCTATATCGGCGCGGCGTCGGGCTTGACTTCCTACGAAGGCGTGACGGCGCAGTTCGCCGCCGCCGCCGCCGACCCGGACGTGAAAACGATCCTGCTCGATCTCGATAGCCCTGGTGGCGAAGCCGGCGGGGCCTTCGAGCTCGCCGATTTTATTCATGCAATCGCGCAGGAAAAACCTGTCGTCGCGATCGTGAACGCGCTCGCTGCGTCCGCCGCCTATGCGATGGCCTCGAGCGCGTCGCGCATCGTCACGACGCCGTCCGGCGTCGCCGGCTCTATCGGCGTCGTCATGCTGCATCTCGACCAATCGCGCCGAATGGATCAGCTCGGCGTGACGCCCACGCTCATCTACGCCGGCGGCCACAAGGTCGACGGCAATCCATTCGAACCGCTTCCCGAAGCCGTCCGCGCCGATCTCCAGGCCGAAGTCGATCAGCTCTACGCGATGTTCGTCGCGACGGTGGCGCGCGGCCGGCCAGACCTTTCCGAGGACGCGATTCGCGCCACGGAAGCGCGGACCTTTCTCGGCGCGGAAGCCGTCGGGGTCGGGCTCGCCGACGATGTCGGCGCTTTCGTCGATATTTCCGAAGAGCTTCAACGAAGCGGCATGGGCCGCCACAAACCGAAAGGAGCGACCATGTCGCAAGCTGATTTGAAGCGTTCGCCGAGCACCGTCCGCTCTTCGGACGGTGAGCCGCGCCTTGAAACAACGGCGCAGGAACTTTCTGGCGCCATGCAGGCGCTCTTTCCCGAAAGCAAGCGAGCGCAAGCGTTTTGTGAGGCGCTTGGCAAGGGCGCGACGATCGCGCTGGCGGCTGATCTCGCCAAGATGATCGTCGACGCGCCGGAGAGCAAGATGTCCCCGCTCCAAATGGCGATGGCGCAACAGCGCCGCGCCGATCTCGGACCGGGCAGCGAGCCGGCGCCGCGACAAGCGGCGAAAGAAGATTTGTGGGCGTCCGCCGTCGCCACCGTCAACCGTGAATACGGCCGCGCCTAGCGCGGGCCGCGTCACCATCCGCCGACTGGCAATCACGAGAAAGGTTCATCGATGATCACAATGGATGTATTCAACGAGGACGCCTTTTCCGCGACCTCGCTTACTGCGGCAGTCGACAAGCTCGACACCGTGCCTCGCCTGCTTGGTTCGATCCCCGGACTTTTTGAGATGGATCCGGTGCGCACCAAGGAAATCTGGATCGAAGGTCGAGACACCGGAGCGATTATTTTGCCGACCTCGCCGCGCGGCGCCCCGCCGCATGTTACGATCGACGACCTACGTAACGCGCGTTCATTCAAGACAGTGCGCGTCGCCGACGTTTCGGTCATCCAAGCTTCCGCGCTTTTGGGCATTCGCGAATGGGGTTCTGAGACCGAGGTCAAGCAGCTCGCGACCGAGGTTGCGCGCCGCCAGTTCAAAATTAAACGGAACATGGGCCTCACCATGGAAAATCTGCGCATGGGCGCGGTGCTGGGCCATGTGAAGGACGCGGACGGCACGACGATTTATGATTGGGCGGCGGAATTCGGCCAGGCGATCCCGACCGAAGTCGACTTCGATCTCGACAATGCCTCTCCGGCGTCGGGAGCGGTGCGCGTGAAGTGCAATGAAGTCACGCGCTCCATTCTCAAGGGCCTGAAGGGCGTCGGCGAGCCGCAGCGCATTGTCGGTCTGTGCGGCGACAATTTCTTCGACAACCTGACAAGCCATCCCGAGATCATCGCCACCTATCAAGGCCGTTCCGACCAGTCTGGCGACTGGCTGCGCAACGGTCTCGGCGGCGTCTATTCGACGTTCAAATACGGCAACATCGATTTCATCAATTATCGTGGCACCGACGACGGCACGACGCTGGTGGTCGGAGCCGACAAATGCAAATTTTTCCCAGTCGGCGCCGGCATCTTCCGCTGGGCCATGTCGCCGGGCGAAAGCTTTGATGATCTCGGACAGCTTGGGCAGGAATTTTACTCCCGCATCGTCGTCGACAAGGACCGCGGCGCTTGGGCGAACGTCGAAGTCTACGCCTATCCGCTGCCGGTCTGCACAATGCCGCAGGCGCTGCATCAGGCGCGGCGCACCTGATGCGCATGCAATTCGCATCGCTCGCGCAGGGATTCACGCGAGCGTAATCGGGGAGAATCGATGAGGGCTCAGGCGGTCAGTCCAACAGCGGGAATGGAGATCGATCTCCCCGGCACGCGCGTCGCGTGGAAGAGTCGTCAATCTCCTGCGGCCCCAACCCATGCGCCCCGGCGGCCATCAGCGCCGGGGCGCGTGGGGAACTCTAACGGGCAAGAGCGATGACGGTTGCTGAAAATCGTCGACGTCTGGGGATCACGCCGCGCTTGTTGCGGCGAGAGCGCGCGGCCGCCTATCTCGACATGTCCGCAACATGCTTTGAAAAGCTGGTCAAGGACGGCGTTTTGCCCGCGCCGAAGAAGTTGCACAGTTTCAAAGTTTGGGACCGCGACGAGCTGGACGCGCTCGCCGATACGCTGCAGCATGACGCCGCATTAGCTCCCGACGAAACTTGGAGCGACTGAGTATGTCGCCGCGCAAGCTTCCTAAATTCTGCGAGACCTGGACGGATCGCCATGGGAAAACGCGCGTCTACTTCCGGCGCGGCAAGGGCGCGCGAGTGGCGCTCCCGAGCGAGATTAATTCCGACGAATTCAATGAGGCCTATGCTGCGGCCCTCGCCGGCGACGTTGTAGCGCGCAAGGCAAAGCGCGAACCGGCCGCGCCCGGAACAGTCGGCGCGTTGATCCTTTCATACCAACAAAGCGCGACCTATATCGAGCTGCGCGAGACGACAAAAAAGGGCTACCAGTCGCGAATCGAAGCGCTTCGCGCCAAGCACGCGCATCGAACGCTGTCGGGCATGACGCGCGAGGGGATCGTAACGAAAATCCTCGCGCCTTATGCCGGCCGCCCAGGCGCGGCGCTTTCAATCCTGAAAATGCTGCGCGTCTTGATCCGCCACGCCATCGAAATCGGATGGCTCAGACATGATCCATCGCTCGGCATTAAGCGCCCTAAGGTCGGGGAAATCCGCTCATGGACCGACGATGAGATTGCGCGATTCGAGCGGCGATGGCCGAAAGGAACGCGCGAGCGCCTTGCCTTCGCGCTCATGCTCTACCTGGGCCAGCGGCGCTCCGACGTGCACCGAATGACATGGGCCGCCACGACGGCGACCACGATCACGCTGACGCAACAGAAGACCGGCGCGCGGCTTGTCATTCCTCTTCATTCCGAACTGCGCGACATACTGGCGGCGTCGACGCGCGATCATGTAACGATATTGAACACGGCCTTTGGCCGCCCCTTCACCGTCGACGGCTTTTCGCAGTTCATGCGCGATGCGATCGCAGCGGCGGGCCTGCCGCTCGAATGCCAGCCGCATGGTTTGCGGAAGGCCGCCGGTAGGCGACTCGCCGAGGCCGGCTGCACGGCGCGCGAAATCATGGCGATCCTCGGCCACAAGACGCTTTCGGAAGCTGAGCGTTACACGCGCGACGCCGATCAACAGCGCCTCGCCGAGGCCGCCATCGTCAGACTCGAAACAGGGCGAAGCGGGAACAGATCGCCCAAACCCCTTCCGAAAAGTTTGGGAATTGCGCCAAAAAATAAAGGCAAATCAAAATGATGCAGAATGACGTGGCGCTCCCTAGGGGACTCGAACCCCTGTTTTCGCCGTGAGAGGGCGACGTCCTAGACCGCTAGACGAAGGGAGCGGGAAGGAGCGTTCTATAAACTGCTGTCTCCCGCCGCACAAGCGCGCCGCG